GCCGCTAGCTGGGGTGCCGTCAGCCGAGCCGGAGCTTGCTTTGGGGTAAATCGTGAAGACGACCTCGGGATCGCTGTCGTCTGTAGATCCGGTGAAAGTCAGGTCAGGAACGGTCCGATAGACGTACATGAACCGATCGCCATCATCAATGTCAAACTCTGCTGATTCAATGTAGGCTTCAATAGCTGCTGGAGTACCCGAAGCGTTGTCGTCCACTCCATACTCTTGATTCAGAATGCGACTGTTATAGTCGGCAGACTGTGGGTAATCGCGAAGCCCTGAATCAGACCAAGCGGTGCGAGCCATGGTGCCGTAGTACCAAATGTTTTCCTGGTAGTTGAAGATGACATAGCGATCAACTGTCGTACTGTTGGCCGAGCAATAAAACCACCAAACCTCGTTAAAGCCCTCATTAGTGCCTGCGAACGTTTGCAATCCTTGGGAAAGGTTGATATCGCTAAAAACATAACGCTTAAGTGCGCAGTCAAGGGTTTGAACCCTACCGCTATAGAGATAGAACTTGTCAACACCCATCCAAAACACAATGCCCGAGGCGAAAATCAACGTGTTAGGACCGACGATAGAGATGTTGTCGCCAAGTAGTTGAGCACCCCAACCGAGCGGCGCGCCAACGTACTGTAACGAGTAAGCCGCTGAGTCAGTGACGGTAAAGATCTCTTGTCGAGTTTGCACCGCAGAAACAATCTCTGAGCCGTGAGACAGGCGCAAATCGCCAGCCTGATTGGTGATAGCGGGTTGCCATTCGGTAAGGCTTTCTTGATCCGCCCAACGAATAAGCATGGGATCAAACGCACCGCTGATACTGTCTGCTGGGTTGTTCGCCCCAAAGCACAACAAGAAACGCGAAATGTCTGAAACGTAAATAAACGTCACCTGTGAGGGTGCTTGGTTAGATCCGGGTATGTCTGTGATGTCAATGGCCCGCTCACCAAGGCCCAGGGTGGCATCCCAGTAATAAACGCCACCGCCTCTTAGTGCAAAGAGAAGATCTTCGCCCCAGTTATATGCACTCCACAAACGTGCAGGTGTGGTGTTGCCCCCGCCAAAGCTCCAGTTGCCTGCTCCCCAGCCGCCATTCCCCCAGCCATAAGCAAGCGTTGTGGTTTCCGCACCAACCGCAAGCTCATAATAGGCTGTAACAGTGTCACCAAAGGGTGAATTGCTTGCATCAACGGAGTTAGCTGCTGTTCCTATTTCAATGCTATAGGAGTCAGCATTAATAACAGTAAGCTCAAAACTTTCACTGTTAAGTTCGGTTGCACTGACGTTGCCGCCACCGTAACCAATAGTAACGCCGCTAAAGTTAACATAATCGCCACTTGTTGCTCCATGTGCAGAGTCAGCAACAACAAGCGTTGTTGACCCTGATGTTGCGTAAAAGGGGTCGTTAAGCGATACCGTGTCAGCTATCGGAGTGACATCACTAAAAACGCCTGAGTATTCGATGTAGTACTTTTTATTGGTGCCTACACCGAGATAGTTGTTGCCGTTTAACGCGATCCAATTCCAGAGGCTTCGGCAGACACCCAAAAACTGGTTAGACGAATACCGAATCCAGCCACCAATTTTCTCTGGCGTTCCCTGGCGAAAACGCACCTTCTCAGAGACATACCAACCACCTTCGTTGGTATACCGCGTGTTTTCCCGATTCACACCGGGCTTCAGTTGGATTTTGCGTACAGGCATTACTTGATTGGACCCCCGACCAGCCATGCGTCACAGGTTCGTGCCCCAGCGCATTTAAAGTGGAATAGCTCACAATAACCTAAGTTAGCCCGTTTAACGACGTCTTTTTCAAGCTCCATGCCTGTCTCTTGAGCGTCTTCGGCATGAATGCCGTTTTCGATACAAGCCAGCATGGCAGGGGTCTTGATAAAAGCTGCACAATTACCGCAACGTGCTGTCTGCGCTTCTTCAACAGAGATGGCCCACATCTTGGCCTTTTTGTCCCAAAAGTCCTTGGATGGCTCTTCAGGATTCAAGGGTCCGTAGCCGTATTCCTTGATAGCGTTGTTGCGGTTTTTCAGGTTGACATGAATGTCAACAGTGGCAATAGGGCAAGCACTCATGCCACCTTTGGCATAAGACTGCTTGATGGCTTGGCCAATGGCTTTTTTCTCAATAGGCATCAATCACCCCGTAGGTACAAGGCGCGTTCGGCTTTGCGGCGGCGAACCAGCCCTGGCAATACCTTGCCACCGCCCATGGTCCACATCATAAACGCTTCTGCTGCGCCTTCATAGTCGGCGCGGTTGTTCTTGATTCTTATCGTAGAACTCTGATAACGCCCAGGTCCAGCGTTGAACGCAAAACTGACCACAGCGTCGAAGCTTGACTGACGGCCAGCAAGATTAGGAGACATTCTAAGAACACTGCGTTCAAAACGGACGAGATCATCCTCAAAAAGGCGATCAATCTCCTCCTGCGTCCAAGTGCGATTATCTTGGGCTGCGAGTGGGTAGTCCTTGCGAAGGATGCCGGTATAACCATCTTTCCTCAACGCTGGTAATTTGATCTGATCTTGATACAGGACATGACCGTAACCAATTGTCCAAATGTGGGCTGGGCATAAGTAAGGCTTGAGACTCTTGCCCTCAAACCTGTGCATCAACTCAATGCCAGCCTGACCCGTTTTCACTTCTTCTGCCAGCTTCTGGAACCAAACCAAAACCCAATAATGCCGCCAAGCATTGCCATCTCATCATCAGAAAAAATGATCGCACTTACCCTGACCAAGTCATCCATGTTCTGCACAAGGTGTGGATGCTGCCAGACGTAATAGGCAAGCACTGCGTTGATGGCAATCAGTTCTAGGATTAGCAAGTAAGTGACGTTGGGACGGACCGTGCCAATGTAGTTCACCACCCACTTGCTGGATTTCTCAATGATCTGCTTGTCATGATCCAGCGCAGCAACTGTCATTTGAGCGTCAGTCTGCATGGCGATCTGATCGGTGCGGATCTCTTCCACACGCTGCTGAGCAATAAAGCCTTCCTTGGCAAGCGCAAGTTCACGTTCTGATTGCATCCTCGCAAGCTCAAGCTCATGGGCTTGGTCGGCTTTGTTTTGAAAGTAATCAAGCAGTTTTGGCAGGCCCGAAATCAGCAGCCCACCAAGTGTTGAGAGGAGTGAAAGCATAATTACCCTTTGGCCGTTACGATGTCTTGGCCCTTTTTGACCGTTACTTTGCTGCCTTCAACGTCAACCTGCATGGGCTGCTCGGCACGGTCCAGTTTGTCAAGACGGTGGATAAGGTCTTTAATCACTTCAAACTCAGGCTTCTCTTGCTTGGCTGCGGTTCCAGCAATGCCGTTGAGCATCTGAATAAGTGCAGTAAGTGAAGCGCCAAGCAAGCCCATCACGGCAGCAATCTTTTCACCTTCGAGGAATAACGATGCACCAACACCCACGAGTACGATCAGGAAGATATACAGTAAGCCGTCTTCACCAATGGCCTTGCCAGCAACTTCCTTGGCAGAGTCCTGAGCCTTTAGCTCCTCAAGCCTAATCTTGGCTTGAGCCTTGATAACTGCTAACTCGTGGGTTTTATCGTCCATAATCTTTCCTTGTTAAACATTTATGGAGCTTTGACTGGAACCCAACTATTCGCTTCTTCATCCCAGTAATACGCCTTGCCATCATTTGGGCGTGGAATAGGCGCAACCCAGACGCATGTATCTTGATCTAAGCTCCAGGATGGGTAGGGTTTAGGGGGAATAAACGCATCTTTAATTGGGTCATAAACGTACCCAATACCCGCGTAGTTCTTCCTAAAAGGCTGTCCATTCGCTGCATGAGCATTTGCCTTGGTGTTATAGCTTGTGCGTTTACAAGTCTGGCCTTTTATCTGTCCGTAATACTGCTCCCAGTCTATGCCATCTTCACCTTCGTCTTTCCCAACGATGACCTGTGTTACTACACCGTTACTATCTAAAAATGCGTAGTGGGCCATATCAATCACTCTACCAAGTAATGCTGTCGGTGCCAGCAGTGAACGTGTATACCCGATAACCTGAACGTGAGGTACTCAATGAATAGGTCAGCCCCGCCCCTATCGATGTCAACGGACCATAGCTAGTTGGAATAGCAATAATTACCACGCCACTTCCACCAACGCCGCCATTATTATTGTTACCTCCACCGCCACCCCCACTTCCTGTATTAGCTGTTCCGTTGGTAGCGCCGTAGATATCTAGATAAGCACCGTTTCCGCCGCCCCCGGACCCTCCTGTTCCACCACCCCCTGGGGTTGCATTTGATCCACCACCACCCCCACCTGCACGCGTCACAGGTGTTCCTGTAATAGA